AGAGACTCGAAGAACTCCTCAAGCTGATAAACCTCGTCCTCATTAACGAAAGAGAGCTGCACGTGCCAGCTCCGAAGTGCTTTGCCACGGGACTGGAACCGCTGATCTGAGCCGTCAATGAAGCGGATAACTTCTACGGGAGCCGTGTAGGAAAGCGGTAGTGGATATTGCGCTACCGCACCGGTATTAAGCAACGGAAAGGTGAGCATCGTTTTATATCTCCGAAATGACGTCGTTTAATGAGCTGGATGTCAGCAGAGCCTGTTTGACGATTTGCACCACTTGCGTGCTTTGCGCGATATTGTCCGTTGCCGCAGTGCCGCTTTGCTGATAGGCGGGTACTGTTTGATCACCGGAATTGAGACCGCCTCGAACGCCGAGAGACACGGAACTGGAAGCCCCCGGAGGAGCTACGTTTAAGGTGGTCACTTGCGAGGCCGGCATGACAAACGGAGTCGGCGCCGCTGGTGTGGACTTACTCCCGCCGAACAAACCAAGCAGCTTGGTGATAAAGCCAAAGGTTCCGACCGATAGAATTCCACCACTGAGAGCACTCGCACCAGAGGTGGCGGTACTCAAAAGGCCGCTCCAAGACGAACTATTCGCCGATCCGCTTATCTTCGTGTGTAGCGCGCCAAAGTTCAGCGCCTGAACCAACGAGCCAGAGCCAGCCGGAGTTACAGCCTTGGCTGAGTCGCTCTTGGTTAAAGTCACTCTAGGCGTGACGCCCACTGACTGACTGCCACTGCCCGGAACCGCTATCTTTGAGTTACCTCTTCCGATAAAACTATTTTTTACTTTCGCCATTAATTTGTTCCTCGTTCCATTGCTCATTCAAAAACAAGACTGCGTCCGCCACGCGTGCTTCCTCGTGCATTAGCGAACCGCCGCCGGCAGCTTTCCAATAACTGAAGCGTTCAATCATCTCCAGGCTCGTCGCCGAAATGATCGACTTTGGGCAAGCCATCGAAATGACTCCTCTTCGGGCCCAGACGGGGCGGTTCAACGTCTTTCTCTTTGCGACTCGCACTACCTCGCCCGGACTCCAGGCGCAGTTCCGAATCTCCACCAGGCCGCTCTTCTTGCATGAATCGCAGTTCCACGCGGCTGGCGTCGTAATGTGGAAATGGAACGCGATCAGGAGTTTTTTCGTTCGGTTTCCGAGAACTCCAGATGAGTACGAATGGCGCCCGATATTTCAGCCGCCAGTGCTTCCGGCCCACGCTCGATCAGGAGTTGGACTGAAGCAGCCTCCCCATCGATTGTGAGGCCCCGTAGATCGACAACCCCCCACTCCAGGTACAGCCGTTGCACAAGCAACTCCGAGATGGTTGCCTCAAGCTGATCTTTGGGGTCGCCGGCTCTCAAGAACTCGTGGTTAAGGGTTAACTCCCGAACCTTTGCGACTAATTCGATTCTCTGGAGTAGCGAGACTTTTCTAATGCTGAACTCAACGCCGGCAAACGACTCGCTTTCAAACCGCAACAGGCTTTCGTAAGAGTTAGCAGCATTGACTCCGAAGCGCTTAAGCCAACGCGATAAAGATTTCATCATTGTTCGTTCCTTGCGCCACGTTTGCCCTGAAGTCCCAGACCAGTCGAGTCTCGTGGTCGTCGTATAGGGGAATCTCAGGTACAACGGATGGAATATAAATCCCCATCATTTGGCCCTGCTGCTGGCCTAGCTGAAACATTACGGACACAGGAGCTCTTTGTTTGGCCGCAAGATACAGATCTTTCACCATGCTGCTGTCATCCGCAAAAACGGAGAAGTTGATTGAGACATCTCGCGGACCCGCTGCTATCGAGAGCGGATATATACTCCCGAACTCCACGTTTCGAGGAACGAGATTATTCTTGATTTGAATAGTCGCTCCAGTTAATGTGAAAAGCTGTTGAGCGGTACACCCAAGCCAGGCCTGCCCCAAGTTGCCGGCCACAATGGCATAGTCGAACGCACTGAGAACCGGCTCAGCCGGGAACGTCTGAAGGCCGGCCTTACCCGCTTCAAAGCTCCCGGAATCCAAAAGATCAGCCGCCAGACCCGAGAATGTCATTTCGTGATAGCTTCCATTTAGAGAAATAGCTAAAGTATCCACGGTGGCCCCGGTCACGATTCGATCCACCGCCGTGGAGGGATCCCAGTAGTCAAAGAGGCTTACACTAGGCAGTGCATTGCCTAACGGAAAAGTGAGGCAAGGCGCCAACAGGCTGGCCGCTGCGGGATTGGCAGAGAATGGCGCGTTTAACAGAATCGTGAACTGATCAATAACTGTCGCGACGAACCTCACTTCACTGCCTTGAGAGATCCCGTTCCCGGCTGATAATCCATGCGGTGTAGCAGTGACCAGGTGCAACGAGTCAGGCATGGATGCAACGATAACTTGATTGCACAATGACGGTACTCCGCCGCACGCCGATTGCAGCAAAGGCCCATATCCGGGAGCGTTAACAGCATCCCAGGAAGTCAGATAAGTCGTCACGCTAAAAGCGGTCGCACGTCGCAGAAACGGAGACGATCCAAGAAACGTTCGCGTGCCGGTCTTGTCGCGCCGAACGGATTGCTGAAGCTGCTGATGCGCACTGAGCTCCACTGCGGGCAGCCGGTTTTTTGCATCGATAGCGGGAACCTGTGCAAAGGAGTCCTCTACCATGGCGTAGAATCGATTGTCGTTGCTTGAAATGTAGTTATTCACTGTGTTTCCTTAACTGACACTGACATCGAGCACGCAAGTAAGACTCGCTGACTCAACAAAACCAAATCCGCCTGACCTTGGAGGCTGCAGTTGCACGTCGTACAAACCGGAAAAGAAGAATCCGTCACCCCAGTCGCCTTGATTCGCTTGTAAGATCGAAGCAATCGCTTGTAAGTAGTAATGAAGCCCCGTGCCGGTAGTACCTAGCAGGCTTCCGCTAAACCAAACCTCAGTTACCACGGCTATGGCTCCCGAGAAAGAGCGAAACTTCTCCGTTTGGGTGTTCTTCACCTGCGTGCTGTACAGACAGACACGCGGGTAGGTCAATTGAGCGTTCTTGTCGGCCATCTCGGGGGGAATCGAGGTAATGACAATCTGGCTGTTCGAGATGGGGGTCAACACCTGTCCCGTTTCGGCAGCAATGGCATTGACGGCCGTCTGCAAAGCAGAATTGGTAGTCAGCAAATTAGCCAACTTCTGAGGGCCCAGTAGGGTGAGCGGTAACATTTAACCTCGCAAGATCTGTCTCGACGTTCGAATGAAGAAGTTAGGCATTTGTCCCTGACCTGCCTGGCTGCCACTTACGATCCCACCGGCCGGAAGCTGCCAGGTGGAACCAATCTGCTGAGGCACCGCGGTCTGACGAGTAGGAGCACTTTGATCGACGGCAATGTAGACGTTCCAGCCGGTTGCGGCAATGGGAGCCCCGAGTGACCCCTCTGCCATTGCCACGCTAATGCCGGAGCCGGCAGGAAGAACCAATCCATTGACGGGGCTCGGTGCGCTTTCGCAGCCCTTGATATCCACCCAGGTAGTCTGCACGTAAAGAGCAGCCGCACTGGAGGACCCGGTCTGAACCGAAACCAGCGGAAGCTGCGGCTCAGGCAGAGCATTAAACACTATGCCGATGCCCGACTGGAAAGCAAAGTCGGCCGCCGATTTTGTTGCCTGCTGATATTCATTCCACTTACCTTGAAAGCGCGTATTTAGCTGCAGATTATAAGCTTCTGCAAACACCCGGCTCAACGATTCAAAAACTATCCACCGGCGCAGCGGTTCGGTGACAACGACCGTCGAGAGCCCAATAGCAGGGCGTGTAAGGAATTGGGGATCCGATGCACCAATGTTTAACAGCCATAACATCAAGCGATCAGTTATGGCACTTGTAGCCAGGGCAATCTTCGTGCTCACGTTAATGTCGTGATCGGAAGCAACCTGCACAAGCGTACCTTCGTATTGCAGAAGATCGTTAATGGTGACAACGCCCGCGTCAGTAAAGAGTGCCATGTCCGCTTACTTTCTGGCGCCCGGTTCCACGCTGGATAACTCTTCCTCGGGAGCCGGCACAATGGTCACCTGCAAACGACGCGCCATGTCAGCCTTCTCGAACGCCTTCTTATCGGCTGTGCGCTTGGCGAAAAATACCTTTCTTTCGGCATCGGTGGAGAGCGTTACACGACCCTCAACCATCAACTTGGCTGCCTGCTCACGAGCTACTTCAGATACAACTCCAGGCTTGCCGCCGTCCGATGTTTCAAGACTGGTAACAAGAACATAAGGTTCGGTGATACCTGACTCGACTTCTCTTAACTTGCGATAGTACTGTCTAACGTCCATGTGATTTTCTCCTTTTTTAGCTTGTGCGGGACTCATGCTTGGCGAATGAGTCCCGCAGGTTGCATTTAGTTAGCTATTGACCTGAACCGCAAAGTTGTTGCGAAGCACACCGCAACCGTAAAGAATGTCAACCGTGAATTGCTGAGCCAGCGTGTTGGGCTGGTAGCTCATCACGACTCGAATTCCGAAGTTGCCCATCTCGGCGTACTCGGCGACAGCGCCGGTGCCGGGCAGAGGCTGCGGCAAGCGGCGCACAACCAGGCCCAAAGCATCGCGAGTGAATGCCAGGTTATGTGTGTTCGGGCTGGCGCTGCCTGTGGTAGGAACGAACTGAGACCGGAAGATGAAGAAATCTTTCATCTTGCCGACGTTGCCGTCAACCAACGCCTTCAGGCCGGCTTCGCCCGCGCTGTAGTACTCGCTGAAGCGAGGAATCTGGCGAATGGCGGAATAGCTGTTTGAATCCACAACCAGGTACTTCGAGGCGCTGGCGGGCACTTTGGCGAGGAACAGGGCCGTTTCGGCCGAATCGATAACCGCTTCCGTGATCGGTGTGCCCGCGGTACCCAGCGGCGTGTTGGCAGTAAACTGGCTATACAGGCCCAGCAGGTCGCTTTCCACCTTGGAAGCAATGGCAACCACGGCAGGTTGCATGTAAGCCTTCATCAGTTCGGGAAATGCGAGTGCTTTGGTCACATCGGGAATCTGAAAAGTCGCTTCAGCGTGCGTGTTCAGAACGATCTGGGCGTTGCCGAGATTCGGATTCTGAGGCGTAACAGTGCCGCCTTCGGCTATGTTGTTGGCCACCAGCACAGGGGGAATCGGAATGTTGACGGTATCACCGGCATGCGCCAGTACCGGCTCATAGTCCCGGTTCACCAGATTGCCCATAACAAGGTTTCCCATCAAAGCAGGTAAAGCATCAGCGGCAACCAGCTTGACAATGGCGTTTGCCAGATTTGCGGACGTAATAATCGACATAAGTCTCCTAAAAAAAATTGCGACGCCGAAGCGCCGCATTCACCACTAAACGGACCGCGGTGCGCGCACTGCGCACGGCCTGATCCGCGCTATTTTTCCCGAGCAGTTTACCCGTCTAGATTCCTCGGAGTGCCTGTTGAGCAATCCGCGCAATCTCCTGGCGCACCTGATCAAGATCTTCTTTCTTCATTCCCGGCTTGATTTTGTCAAGCTCGATTCCAGATGCAGCTTCCGGCGAAGCATTGCGCACGGGGGCCTTCGCGCCGCTGCCGCCCGCGATACGGGCAGGCAACAATTCCGGATTTTCCTGCACAAAGCCCGCCAGATAATCCTGCAGCGACTTCGGTTCAGGTCCCTTGCTGAGCAGCCTGCCGTCTTCCGCGCGCGTTATATCGTCCTTCACCGCCTTGAAGGCCAGATCCAGCTTAGAGATCCCAAGCCGCTGCAGCTCGCTTCTGATCTGCGAGTTCCGGTCCGCTTCGTCGGCCATGGCGCGCGCCTTCTTGTTTTCTTCCACCAACTGATTGAGACGCGATTCAAGGCTTTCGCGTCTTTTGCGCTCATCCTGCAGTTCAGCTTTATAGGCGGGTTCCGCCTTCTGCTGTTCCGAGTGGACGAATTCCTGAATCGCCTGGCGCACGATCTCTTTCACATCCTGGCCGCTAACCGGCTGACTTTCGTTTGAACTTTGTTCTGACATTTAAACCTCGTTTTTAAGTTGTTTGCGCTTCTATCTCCTGCGCAATCTGATCCTTCGTATCCTGCCGCGCGTCGCTCAGATACTTCAGCGCGAGCCTTTGGAAGATTTGCTTACGCAGCGACGGCGACTGAATATTTAACTGCAGAAGCTTGCTCGCCTGATCTAAATCTGTTCCAAAATCATTGATGTCCACTTCGTCCATCCCGGCGACGTAGATATGAACGCCATCGCGACGGGCTTCGCTAATGCTGGTCAGCACCTTTCTGATGCAGTCCTTGACGATGCTTGCGTAAGCACGCAGCATTTCCTGAGTAACCGTGAACTCGATCTGCTTACTTAATGCCGACTGTGCATGACCCGATAGCGCTTCGCCCGAAACCTGCGACAGATAGCACACCCGGTATATCTCTTCCTTGAGAACCTCCAGGTTGTCAGCGGCAATCTGATACACCTTGCCATCCGGCTCTGTCCACCCGAAGCGGTCGTTCGCTCCCAACTGGATGTAATAGCTTTCCCCAACAATCTGACTCCACTCGCGATCAGAATAGACAACCGGCATCGCAAACAAACCCATCGTGATGGCCCACCCCAGCGAATTCGATTTGTTGAAATGTTCAAGCTGCAGATGCGCCGCCTTGTTCAACAGCCAAAGACCATCGGTAAAGCGTAAACTGATCACCGGCACACGATTCTGGTTGGCCATTGCATGCGGCCCCTGAGCGAGAAGGACGATATCTCCAGTGCCGTCCGCCATCATCAAGCGGCGGTAAATTCGATACTCGGTCTTGTCGTAGTAGGCCCACCGGGTT